CCCCATAACAAATGGTGGGGTGGTTACGAAGATGAACCAGTCGTTCTCATAGATGATCTACGAGAAGATCATGTGTATCAGTGTTCGAATCTCATTACTTGGAGTGACCGTTACCCATTCCAGGCTGAGATTAAATCAGACTCAACAGGTACTTACATTTCATGTAATTAGATTAATCGTTAAGGTATAATCAGGCCTGAGAAGATTGTGGTCACTTCTAATTTCAGACCCCATGACCTTTGGTCTGGACAGGATCTGGCTTCGATCACAAGAAGATTTCGTTTACGCCACGTGGTGGCTATGAAAGAAAAGGATGATCGACTGAAGAGAGCTAAAAAACGAAGAGTACTTCAGGTTACCGATAAACCAGCTCCGCTGTACAGGATGAACGCTGAAGGTAACTTAGAAGAATGGGTTGATAAACAGAAGAAGCTGACAGATATGGATATCTGTGTTGTTAAGAAGGAGCTTCCGGAGATTATCGTCATTGATGATGACGATGGTCAGAGTGAAGAAATGGAGATTTAATAAAATTTATTTGGGAATTACATTTATTGTCCATAATCATTGGATACTTGGATTAAACGACATACCTGAAACCCAGAGGCTGCGGGATTAGGTAAAGTGGCACCGGCTAAAGTGATTGTAGCCGTATTGCCAGTGCCGTCAGTAGTAAATCCCTCGACATAACTAACACGGGTCGTTGTCTCCCCGTTCTCTGGTGCATAAAGGTACTGGGAGTTTGTAATAGCGGTCGCGTTCGCATAAGTAACGGTCGGACGGGTGATAGGTGTACCCCCGTTACCGTACCACATAAGCTCCATACGCCACGTTCGTTTGAGATTACTGGCCGGTAAACTAATAACAGTACCGGTAAAGGTAGGTGTTTCAGACATATTAGTTGTCGCCACGCGAGCAGCTAATCCAGCCGCTGTACCTAATGGTGCAGCATTAGAATAACCGACTGCCAAATCGATGGTCGATAAGTAATATAGCGACAAAAAACCCATGGTCGCGAACAACTTAGGTTTAAGTAAACGTACTTGGTACGTTACATGCAACTCACCGATATTAACGCTGGTCCCCTGGAACCCTGTAGTCGCTATACAGAAGCGCCCTAGATGGTATAGTCGGGGATCGTATCCTGTTGGGACCTCGGGGTCCCATAACGTGTACAGCGTCGGGACAGACGTTTGGCGTGGCTCACATTCGATCATGTGGATACAATTCTCTGATGGCTTGCATGAAGTAGAGTATTCATAATTCAGCATCTCAGTCTTCGATGCAAATGTATCGTCTCCTACATCATATTGGGTCGCCATCATAACACTACCGAGGGCGGTGTTTGTGGAATTAAGTGCGTTGGCACTCGTTGATCGAAACTGAAACAGTAGACCTTGAACCTCGTACTGTTCATAATTGGCAGCCACCTGAGAAAGGAAAGGAAAAGTGACAGGATTGGCTGCGTTGATAAGGAAATGTTGGATGGTGAAAGCTCCTGCGGTCGCACTGGTCTTGATATCAGTTAGATACTCTTCGAATCTGATGACCACTCCTCCATGTTCATTGTTGTTGACCACTGAGGGTAAACGACCGTGGGCAAAAACATTCTTCCGGACCGAATAATCTCCCAGTCCGGTAATAGCGGAGAAAGCCTGTTGGGCGAGTCCTCCGAGCATTTCTCCGGCTTTGGATCCAAGGTATCCTCCCCATCGTTGTCCGAATGAATGGGACTTGTCCATAGTGTAATCACCTCTTCCAGTGATGCGTCTCCTCCAGTATCGCTTCTTCCAGTAAACATCAGGAGGTAAATTTTTAGCGATCCTCCAGAATCTGCTGGGCTCTGAGACTGCGTAAGGTATTGCCTTCTTTTCATAGACCTTTGGTACGCGTGGTTGTCTTCCTCGCTTCTTTCGTGGAAGTTGGACGTCCACATCCATATGCTAAGAAATTGAGAACACGTGTTCTTGACACGTGTTTCAAAAAGGATTAATGGATTAAAGATTAACGCCATATAGTAATAATAGACCCCTCCAGAACCCCCTTGGTTACCACACCCAGCACTCCGTGCTAATATTAAGGAGCCGGACTCTTTCCCCCTCCCCTTTCCCCCTCCCCGGTCTGGTATCCCTGTTCTTAGGGTCTTATGTATATGGCGTTTCCCGGTCTTTTTTTAAGACCTTTTATTTCCGGTCTCTTTTAGGACCGGACGAGTAGTTCACGGTGAAACAGGTTAGCCTTGGTGCTTACTGTTGGTGGTTCGAATCCTCTGCTACTCCTTTTTTTGTTCCACTGGAACCTTTTGGAACTGTTCCACTGGAATAGTTCCGTTGGAACTATGTGGAATTACCGTTCCGTTTTCCCGCACGGTTCCTGTCGGAACACGTGGATGTCAGTCTTGACATGGAGTCTACGGATGGTATCAGGTCTGTGCATCCTCACGCTCAGATTGGAAAACCAGGATCTAAAGCGAAACATTGGGTGTTTACCTCAAATAACTACACTGATGATCTTTTGGCTCGCCTACGAATCTTAGGTGCGGATGCAGATTACATGGTTTATGGTAAGGAGGTATCAGAAAGTGGAACCCCCCACCTCCAGGGATATGTGGCGATGCCTATCCAGAAGAGCTTATCTATGATGAGTAAGCTTATCCCGAATAGCTGGTTGGCTGTGAAGTATACCAAGTCTACCCCCAATCAGGCCGCGAATTATTGTAAGAAGGATGGGAACTTCGTTGAGTTTGGAGTCCTACCTGAAGCTCAGAACGTCGCCGGTGGTCAGGTAATTATATATGTGTATATATAAGCTAATTAGTAGGCGGTTGCGGATAAATGGGCACGTACCAAACAATTGTTAAAAGAAGATCGTATGGATGAGATTGATCCGGAGATTTACATTAAGCATTATGTGAATTGTAAAAGGATCCGGACAGATACGCGTCTTAAGAAGAAAATGGAGACACTTGACTGGGACGAAGGTAACCCCCCTAATGAATGGATATGGGGAGAACCTGGTGCCGGTAAATCAAGGATTGCTCGTGAGGAGAATCCTGAAAGGTACGATAAAATGCCCCATAACAAATGGTGGGGTGGTTACGAAGATGAACCAGTCGTTCTCATAGATG